CTCTAATACATTATTGAAGGTTTTATCAAAATACTTTGGGGGTTTAGATAATATGGTAGATATTTTAGGATTGGAATAAATCAAAATCATATTATCGGGTTTAGCATTATTATCGAAATACTTTTTAATAATGCCATTTTGTTTTGTCCATAATGCAAAATTACACGATGGATTTTTAATAGCGATATTAACTAAATTGATTAAATGGATCTCATTAATCAATTCACCATGAGCATTAAATCTAAAAAATGCGTCCAATATAATCGGTAAATCATTATTAGGAATAATACTATTTGCTAAAGCTTGGGAATTACGCTCTAAGCTTGGTTGCATATTTTTGCGATAGCTCTTGAGCATTGTATGAGAATAGCATTTAGTGCAAATATTATTGTTATCTGCACTTGCATTTTGTTTAATGCAATACGGATTGGTGATAGTGTTACTGGATATTGCTTTAAATCCGTCAAGCTTTCCAGTCATTTTAGATATATGTATTACTTGGGTTTGCATAAATTCCTCCAGTTAATAGGCACAATTGCCCTATCTCATACAATAATGCTTTTTTTGTCATATTAGCATTAGGGCAAACCCTTATATTAAAAATTACAATCAAAGCCTGGAATTGATTAATTTTCCCTATATCCTCCAAAACGCTATAAAACGATCATAGAGCGGTTTTCTATTGGGTTGATCCGTATGCATTGGGAGGGTTGCGATCGTGGAATATAGCGTGTTTTGATCGTTAGGGTTTACCCTAAGGCCATGCACCATACCGGTGCAGCGTAGTTTGTCAATAAGTATTTACCCTTAGTTGCGGATATACAACACTTGATTGTTGCATTGCAACATTGTCCATGTTGGTGATTACTAACTTAGCCCACTCTGCCCATCTCGCGCACGCTTATGGTGCATATTGTGCAATGCAACAAGTTAGTAAGCACTCACATTGGCCAGCGCACCAATATGGTGCATTAGCATTATGTTGCGTTGCACCAAGTTAGTAAGCACTCACATTGCCTGGATGTAAGTAAGCGCTCACTTACTTAGCAGATTGTTGCGTTGCACCAAGTTAGTAAGTACTCACTTCAGCTAGGTTAGTAAGCACTCACTCACTTGTCATGTTGCTGCGTTGTTTTCTTGCAACAAGGCGGGGCGGTGTTGTTTTTGCGCCACACCCCCAATTTAGACTCCCTGACAGCCGGCCGCGGGAGGCTCCAACCAAAAGCAAGCTTTTTCAATTTGCTCTGTAATTTTTTATTTTTTTTGCAAAAAACACTATGACTTGTATAGAGCTAGAATGAAACGCACCCTGTCTTCTATGGCTACCCTGTCTTCTGTGTCTTTTGGAGGAGCTTGTAACCTATTGATTTGATTAAATATTTTTTTGTATAGAAAAATACTATGGATAGTTCTATACATACCCTGTCACGCTGTAAGTCCTTGATTCTAAAAAGGAAAAGAGCGTTTTTTGAGTTTTGGAGACAGGGTATCCATAGTAATTCTCTTTTTTATTCTTTTTTAAAAAAATAAAAAAATAAATTTATATGGAGGGTAATATGCGATTTGACCCTGTCTTCTATGGCTTCCCTGTCTTTTGAAAATGGAATTCGTTTAAAATCAATGGCATACAGAGGCAACTAAAAATTCAAGTTCTATACACTCCCTGTCTTTCGAGCCATAGTATGTATAGAAGTACGATGAACGCAACAATAAGGGCGGATGTTGTATAGAGTTTGCATAAGTAGATGTATGAAAAGACTTAACCCCCAAACCAATGCACCATTCCGAATGGGCGATACCCATAACGGCATGGTCTTCTACAATTACCGCACTGATGTGCTTGCGAGCGGTTTTCGTGGCGAACGCTGGCTAAGTCCAGATGCATTCAAAAAAGCAGTCGAGCGAGACTTGGCAGCGAAGCGCAAAAAACGACGGCAAGCTGGCAAGCAGGTGCGTGTATTTAAATCGGCGCCTGTGTATGCCTAGACTGTATGTCTACCAAATTAAAGGCATCCTTGAAAGAGAAGACAAGCAAATCGGTGGGTTAAGAGTCATGGTTTGCTCAAAAGACTTTTTTGATACGGTGGATGTGCCACCCGATATTTTTGATAAAGAGACTTTGCAATATCTGCGTTATCGATTGGCAGTAAATGATTATGTGGATATTCGTAAACTCCCAGATTCAGTGATTAATAAAATCCGTGCCCCACTAAATCAGTGGTTAGATAATTGGGTATTAACTTCATGGCAATAGCCAGCGATACCCCAGTTCCGATTATGGGGGGTTGGAAATTAGCACACCAATTAACCCAGGATGATTATGTCTATTCTTGGGATGGTTATCCCGTACCTATTAAATCGGTACAGCATTATGTTGCCAAAGAAATGTTTGAGGTGCAGTTAAAGGATGGCATTTATGTGAATGTCGATAAGCATGCTACCTTCCCCGCATTTACTACCCGCAACCGGCAAAGAGAATCTCGGCATAAAGGCAAATATAAACGCCATTATATCCAACGCTATTACACCCCAGAGCAGTTAATTGAAAAAGGTTTAAAAGACAAACGGGGCTGGAATGTGTTCTCGATTGAGAATGCCAAACCATTACACTTCCCGTTTGAAGACCATCCAGTGCCACCGTTTATCGCTGGGTTATGGGCTGGCAAAAAGGGAGCCAAGGTGAAGTTTACATTTGAGCCAGATTGGGTTGACTATGTGCAAAAGAAAATTAGGGCACATGGTTGGCATGTTGATCGGATTAAGAACAGCTTAATTTTTAAGCAAGCGATCAACACCACTTTTTTGACTCGTTATATGACAGTACCGACCAAGCTACCAATTGAGTACACCTTTGGAAGTATTGATCAGCGCATTGAGTTTCTTAGAGGATTGGTTGCGACCAAACCAGGATGTTACAATCCACAGCTTGACCGCTTTTTAATTTTTAGCCGTAACATTAAGTTTTTGATTACCTTGCAGTCGATTTGTGAATCGCTGGGAATGAAAACGCAAGTGTTTCATAATCGCACCTCGCTCACCCATCAACTGACATTTGCAACGGACATCCCGCTACATTTGCATCAAAACCCCATCAAGCGTACTAAAGGCGATCGTCGCCGTATGATAACAAAAGTGGAGAAGATTGAATCTGCGCCCGTAGTGCACATCGTAACAGATGCGCCATTTGTAGTAGGGCAAGGCTTCTTACCAATATGGCATTAAACAAAATACAAGAAAAGATCCTTGCATCTTTTGCACTAAGAAACGCACACTGGCCAAAAGACCAACTGGCTCTAGCACTGTGGCGGGTACGGTGGGAGTTGCAAGCACTACCCCATCAAAGAGAACCCGAGGACGGTGAATATGACATCATGCTTATGCTTGCTGGTCGTGGCGCAGGTAAGACTTACACAGCTTCCAACTGGATTGGACAGCGTGCGGCTGTTTACAATGGAACGCGCTGGTTGGTCACAGCCCCTACCTCCAACGATATCAGGGCAACTTGTTTTGAGGGCGACTCTGGTCTTTTAAACATCATCCCCAACGAGCTAATCGAAACCTACAACAAATCGCTGTTTGAGATTACGCTCAAGAACGGTTCGATCATTCAAGGCATCCCAGCATCAGAACCAGAGCGTTATCGTGGTAAGCAGTTCCATGGTGGCTGGTATGACGAGCTTGCCGCGTTTGACTACTTGGATGATGCATGGGATCAAGCACAGTTCACCATGCGTCTGCGTGATCCGCGCATACCACGAGTTCAGCAGATTGTTACCACCACACCGAAGCCACGAGAGTTGATCGTAGATTTGAACGAAGGCAAGATTGGTGGTGATGTGTATGTGGTTAATGCCAGCTCGTATGAAAACAGACAGAACTTATCCTCATCGTTCTTCAAAGCGTTAGAAACCTATGAAGGCACCGACCTTGGTAAGCAAGAGATTTATGGTGCGATTCTTGATCCCGAAGATGCGGGTATTGTCAAGCGTAAGTGGTTTAAGCTCTGGCCATCTAAAAAACCATCTCCCGCTTTAGAATATGTGATTGCCAGTTACGATCCAGCTACCTCAGAAAAGACAGCGAACGATCCGACTGCGTGCGGTGTGTTTGGGATCTTTGAAAACCCCGATGTGGGAACTTGCGTAATCTTGCTCGATGCATGGGATGGGCATCTTGGTTACCCAGAGTTGCGTCGTAAAGTCATCGATGACTACAAAGAAGTGGTGTATGGAGCAGACAACGACTTTGCTAAGGGACGAAAGGCAGACTTAATTTTGATGGAAGATAAGTCCGCTGGTATTTCTCTGATTCAAGAGTTGCAAGGGTCGGGTACTCCTGTGCGAGGATATAACCCAGGGCGTGCTGACAAAGTGCAACGATTAAACATTGTGGCACCGCTCATTGCTAAAGGTAAAGTCTACATTCCAGAAGATCCTAAGAAACCTGGTGAAGTGGCAGAGTGGGCTAAACGCTTCATACGGCAGGTGTGTTCGTTTCCAGAGAGCGGTGGGCATGATGACTATGTGGATGTGCTTTCGCAAGCCTTGCGTGTTCTAAGGGACTCTGGATGGATCCAGCTTGATTACCTACCCGATCGTGGTTATGAGTATGTGGATGATGAGCTAAGAAAGAAAAGATATAACCCGTATGCAGTTTAGGGCGAACACCCCGTTATTTTTGCATAAGTAGTTATAGATATGGCGATAAACCCAATTAAAACCCCACAAGA